AATAAGTGCCAGCAACATTTTCTCCTGCGCCTGTTGTTGCCCCACCTGAAATAGCATTTGATAAACCAATTCCACCTGCACCTGTGCCTGTTGCAGAATTTCCTGTAGCTCCGACTGCACCAGCACCACCGCCACCGCCACCTGCGTAAAAACCTGAAACCGCACCTGCACCGCCGCCTGCGTTTCCTTGACCTGATGGACTTGCTGCGCCGCCATTTCCAACGCCAAATCCTGATGGTGCACCTCCGCCACCTGATGCGCCGCTCAAACCATCAAAAATTGCTGATGCACCTTGACCGCCACCGCCACCGCCTTTAACAAGAGTAAGTGCACCAAATTGTGAATCGACTCCGTTTGTTCCTCTAGTTGTGCGAGCTGCTGAAGCACCTGCGCCGCCTGCGCCAATTGTGCAAGTATAAGTTGCAGCTGAAAGCGATTGAGAAGTAAAAGTTAAATATCCACCTGCGCCGCCTGCGCCATGTGCGCCGCCTGCTCCACCTGCTACAACAAGAATATCTGCTGTTACCGAACCACCAGATACAACAAGATTCCCATTAGCGGTAAATACGCGATAGTTATATCCGCCACCAGTATAAAGTGTGCCGCCCGTTACGGTTGCTGGTGGTGGTGGTGTACCAAATAATCCTGCTACTACGTTGAGCATTATCCAATTGCCCCTGCAACGTACCAAATATCAGTTGCAGTCTTGATGCAGACGGCTGTTTTGTATTGCGCCAAGGTTGGAGAAGCTGCAACTGCGCCTGCTGAGAGAACTGTAGTAGTGCCAGAGGTTACAGCTGAGATTGTGACTAGCCCTGCGCCTTTGTTGAGGATTGTGATGGCAGTTCCCACGGGGAACGCTACTGAGGCGTTGGTCGGAATCTTAAAAGCTACTGCTGTCGCTTTGTTCATAGGCACTAAGACTTGGTACTGATCGTCTAGGACTGCTGTGTAATCAGCCGTAGCGTCTGCATCGACTGTGAAGGCGGTCAGCGAGTTGTAAATCGCTGCTGTTAATACATCGCCTGTTGCGACTGGAAAGGTTGCCATGTTGCTCCTAGTAACTCAAAGTTGATTGTCCGATTATACCGTAGGTACTGCTGCCTATAATGAATCCGTCCAGTATAGGTTCGAGCGTGGTGATTGTGACGCTCATCTTGTTAGGTGTGATATCCCAAGCAAAACCCTGCGCTTGGAGAACTTTCTGTATTGTCGAGCCTTCTTGAGTCACGTTAGTAATGTTCAAGTTATTGAAGTAGTCCAAGCCAATCATAGTGTCGGTTGGGACTGCTGGGTCTAAGAGATCAACGGTCATCTCGTCAATGCGAATTGTGGTCTCTTTGCGAGTATTGACATAGTTTGCTGCTGCCCCTGCTACCTGAGTATCTGTCTCAGCTACAAGGTTTTCCTGTGTCAAAGAGTGTGGGAAGTATTTGTCAATAGAAGCCTGAGAGATGACGTTCTGTGCTGTGCCGCCTACGCGGTTAAACTTGACATCGTTGATAATGAGCTTGTCATCGAAGGCATATTTGAGGTTTTTGTATGGGATACCTGAAGTCTGATTAAAGGCTGTGGCTGTATTGGCTAGAGTGCTAGTTACTTGGCTGCGAGACTTAAAAATAGCCGTACCGTCTGGGCTCATGTAGAACGCGCCTAGACCTTCTGAGAACTCTACGTTCTTGACTGCTTCAAGAGTTGTGCGAATAGTCGCTGGGTCTGCTAGACAGGTTGCATCGCCTGTTGCAATGGATCGCATAGACACAGGCCATTGCACGTCATCGAGAATCTTGCCAATGCGTGTGCCTGTTGTCTGACCTGCTGGAGTTGTAGGGACTGTTCCCACGTTAGCCATCTGTAGAAGGCGAAAGCCATCTGTGCAGAGAATATCTACATAAGCAGTTTCTTGTCCTTGCGGAAAGGTGTATTTATAGTCATTAACATAGCCAGAGAATAAAAAGTGCTGCGCTGTTGTAGTTGTAGCTGCGACACGCAACTTACGCAGAGGCACAAGGTAAGGGTAGTAAGGAGATGACGTGTTCTGTGGGTTAAATGCACCTGTAGGGTCTAGGACTCTGACAATGGCTGTGCCAGCCTCGTAAGTGTCCTTCATGATATTGCGACCACGGCGAATTGAGATTGAATACACATTAGGAGTTAAATCAACTGTAGGGATAACTACGTCAGATGCGCCGAAAGTATTGACACCAATAACGCCATTATCTGGAGACCCTATGACGAACCCTGCCCCGAATGTTGCACCAGAGCTAAAGTCGAAAGTAACCGCTATCTGTGCAGGTAATGCCATTACTCAAAGCCACCAGTTCTACGGTTCACATAAGTCTGGTTGCCTGTAGAAAGGCTCTGTTGCATAAGGTTTTTCGCGATGCTGTTGGTCAAGTCTCCATCGCCTGTAATCTTTAACTCGATTACTTGCGGAGCCATTGCTGCTGCAACTACTGGTGAGAAGCCACCAGATGCCCCTGCTCCTTGTGAGACCAGCTGAGAGAACGAACCTGATGCAGCCATTTCTGAGGGCGTAGGCATCGCTGCTGCTGAGGCTGTAGTGCTTGGCACATTAGGTGCAGTAGTGCCTGTAAGCACGGCTGCTGCCTTGCCTGCTAGGTATGACAGGTAAGCATCAAGGTACTCGAAAGGGTTCTTAGCATTAGGTAGAGCTGAGAGAAACTTGGCAAGGTTGCCAGTTGAATCCTGTGCAGCAAGAATCTGGTTAGTCAGTCTAGTTGCTAGATCAGAATTGCCGTTAAGCAAAGCAAGTTGAGCCTGTAGTCGAATCTTATCTTCTTCAGAGAGCTTGCCTTTGAGTGCAGCCACAATCTGAATCTGGTCTAGGTCAAAGACTGTGCCAGCCTTCTTCAGAGCGTTCTGCTTCTTCTGCTCGGCTGTAAGTGCCTTCTGTGAGGTCACTTGCTTCTTTGTAAGTGCTGCTAATTCCTTGGCTCGCTTAGCTGCTGCCGCTTCTGCTGCACGTTGCTGTGCTGTTCTAGCGGCTGTACCTGCTGGAGACTTAGAACGATTAGTTGATGGCTTGCCTTCTAGTATGCCTACTAGTGATCCATCAGCCCCAGTCAATCCACCGAATGTGGTGAGGAAGTCAAGACCCTTGTAAAGTTTAACCAAGCCACCTACAAGGAAGCCTGTAGCTGCTGTAACGCCGTTAATTGCCTTGGCGATATTGTCAATAGCCTTTACTGCATCTGAAGTCTCTGAACCACCTGCAATGCGAGCAAAGGCATCTACTAACCCTGCTCCGATTGTTTCCTTAGCGTTCTCTGCTGCAAGGTTAAGAGCATCGAGCTTGAAGGAGGTTGTCTCAAGATAAGCCTGCGCAGAGCCAGCAGACTTTGCAAGAACAACGCCTAGAATCTCATTGAATGATTTAGTTTGTAACTCTGCTCTGGTAAGCCCTGTGTTGTATTTGATAAGTCCGCGAGTAACTCCCACATAACCTTTGTTCAAATCCTCGACTACTGTGCCAAGTTCTATACCACTTGCTCGGCTTATCTGAATTGCATTGTTCAGCAATTCTTCAGACTTAATAAGTGACCCAGTCGTGGTCAGCAAAGATTGAAAGGCCGGACGAAGAACGTCATCAGCGATTGCCGATGATCTCTCAAGGTTGCTTATAAACTCAGAGACACGGCTTTGTGAGAATGAAAGACCTAGGTTATCGACTGCCGTTGCTAGTCTGCGAGCTGCCGCTTCATCAGCTGCGAAAGCCTTTACAGCCTCTTTGCTATAGCGAACTATTGCTGTAGTACCAAGTGCCAAGCCAAGGCTCTTACCTAGTTGAACAACTCTCTTATCTAATCCGAATATGGCTTTGTCGGCTTCCTTAAAAGCCTTCTTGCCCTTGAACTCGGCGGCTAAGTCAATTCTTAAATCTGCCATTAGACCTTATCCTTCATCGAGTCAAACTTATCCTTAGCCTTAAAGATTGCCTTTACGACTCCGTCTTGAGCCTTGCCACGATCATCCTCAAAGGCTCTAAAGATTGCACGGCCTGTCATGTTCTGACCTTTACCTACCAACTGTCCGCCCAGCTTAGGAGTGAACTTGCCAGTAACGCCTGACTTGCGTCCTGCTGTTTCATAGATAGCGCCAGCAGCAGATTTGTTAAAGATAGATGCAAGTGCTGAGAATCCATTGCGATTAGGCTTGCTAGGTGTGGACTTAAAGGTTATGCCCTTGCGAGCCTCTGCAACGTCATAGGAACGATTAGCCCAGCGACCACCAGCGTTAGGACGCTTCAGCCAGCCACTAGGTGCAGCTTCATTGCTAGGCATAAATCCGCGAGCAGTTGTAACTACTGGCTTAAGGAACGAGCCAATCTCTTTGCTTACTTCTTTGGCTAAGGTTGGTTCAACAACAGCCAATGCTTTACGAAGAGCGACCGCGCCTTGCAGTTTTACTGGCATCGCTTCGCTCCTTCGCTATGTCCTTGAGGACATCTACATGTGCCTTGAACGCCATTGGCGATAGTTCAACAATGGTTTGGAAGGGAACTCCATACTCGTAACTCAAGCGAGCTGCGAGATAGGTGAGGGAGTTCCGATCTACCCTAAAGGGTCAGACTCTAAGACCTCAACTGACTTGAGGGTCTCAAGGAACTGTTCCCCGAAAGGTTTGACTGTTTCACCCGAACGTCTAATTGCTTCCCAGCACAGCCAGTAAACATCTGACTGCTTCTGATCTTCAATCAAGGCTTTGTGAAAGCCCTTCTTGGCGTATTGCTCAAAGGCATACTCAATAAGTGGAGTAATTTCGTACTCTGTTACTGAGTTGTCTGCCCTTGTGACTTTGAGTTTTGCCATTTTAGCCCCTGACTTAGTTTGTTAGAAAGTACCTGTTGTAGCAACTG